ATCGCCTGAAACAACTTCATCCGCTACGGGTGCTCCTAAACCAAACGTTGGATCACCGACTAAAGATCCTGCCGCTCAACAAGAGTTTGGTAAAATACCGACCGACTTTAACTTTGACGAAAATTCACACTTAGCTGCAACAAAAGATTCTGACGCTCTTGATCCAATGGTTGGCGGGCCGGGTGTTCAATCGGCTTGGAATGAATCTAACAAGTACCGTCAAAATGTTATGGCTCAAGCCGCTGCTTCTCGCGAAGAGGCCGCCGCATTGCGTGAAATGTCTTCAAACTTGGCAAACGCAGTTGGGTTAGAAAAATTTGGTGCAACAGGTTTTGGCTTCAATCAACGTGCTGATATTACCAATATGCTTAATACGGCAGCTCGCATGGTTGGCCATCCTGAATGGCAGGTACAAGGCGGCGAAACACAGTCTGCTATTTCTGATAAGGTCTCGGCTATTCAAGGCGCGCTTCGCGCTCATAACGCAAGCCAAAATAGTTTAGCGGCCTTTAATACACTGACCAGCTTGCAACCAAATCCAAATATGTCGAAAGAGGCATTCTCTGACTTAACGGCAATGATGTTGACGCAAAATATGCGGGCCGCAGATGCTGATAGCCATTTAAAACAATGGGGTGAAACATCTAACAATTCTTTTGTTAATGCTGGACGCGACTTTGAACGCAAAACATCGCAGCGTTATGTTGATGAGCAAAATGCCCTTTCTGACTTGATCGCCCACCGGCCTAAACAATTTACGCAAATGATGAATGGGCGTACTTCAAATGGTGAACGCTTAACGCCAGAACAAATTGAAGATGCTTTACAACAGGCCTATCATATTAAAGGTCTCAGCCGTTACTTTGTTCGCGGAGTTTAATAATGGATCCTGTTCAAAAACCATCTAATCCATTTGCCGATGAACTTTTACAGGCGGGTAAAGTAAGCTCTCCTATGGCAACCCCCGCCCCTACGGCAGCAACTCCTCAATATGGGCAAAACAACCCTTTGTTTAAGGCTGGCGCTGAAGAAGCAAAACAGGAGTATGTTCAAAAACAACCTGAGCAAACTCAGGCACCTATGGCTTGGATGGATGTTGGAAAACAGGCGGTAACAAATTTTCCTAGCAGTGCAGGTAAGGCCGCCTATGGCATGGTTGAACCTTTTCTGCCTTCCAATTGGGAGCAGACTGGAACAGCTTTAAAGGGTATAGGCCAAGGGTTATATTCAAAAGCTCAAGGCGCTCTTGGATATGAACAGCCTGCGGAAGAAAAAGCCCGCAATGAAGCCGTCGTAAATGCGATCGGTGATTATTATGCTAACCGTTATGGTACCAAAGCCGGTTTTCAACACGCCCTCGCAGAAGATCCTGCAAGTGTTTTGATGGACTTGTCGGTTCCATTAACTGGCGGTGAATCTGCTTTGGCGCGCGCGCCTGGCCTTGTTGGCCGTGTAGCCGGTAAAGGCGTATTGGCTGCTGCGACAAATCCTATTGCTGCTGGTGTTGGTTTAGCCCGCGGTGCCGGTAACGTTGTTTCTAAAATTCCGGTGGTTGGTGGGATTGCTCAGGGCGTTGCCGATGTACCAAGTGCTGCCTTTGAAGGTCTAACAGGAACATCCACGAAATCCCTTGGCGATGCTTTTTCTGCAGGCCGTGAAGGTGGAATACTTTCTGGTGATAAAGAATTTTTGGGACAAATGCGCGGTACGGCGCCGCAGACGGATATTGTCGATCGGGTAAGATCGGCCGTTGATAGTTTAGCCAATAAACGTTCGCAAGATTACCTTTCTGGTATGAGCACTTTACAAAACGGAACAGGCGCTGACATAAGCGCAATACGCTCTGCGTCCGACAAATTGCTTGCGGATACCGCCCATAGCCCAGTTAATTATCCACTAGCTCAAAAAGTTAGCGGTATGGTTGACGCGTTCGAACAAGGGAAGATCGGCCCTGCCTATTCGTTTACTCCTGGGCAACATACTCTTCACGAACTTGATTTATTAAAACGCGCTATTCGTGATGTTGCTAAAGACCCAACAACGCCAGGGGGAAAGCTTGCGTTAGATGTTGCTGATGCAGCCAAGGGGACGATTAGCAAGATAGATCCAAACTATTCAAACATTATGGAACAATATGGTTCCGCCAGTGATCAGTTGTCTGATATTGCCCGCGGCCTTGGTAATCGCAATATGACGCCTGAGCAGCAAGCTCAAAAAATATTGTCTGCTCGTAACAAAGGGCAAAAGCAATCGCTTATTGATCAATTGGGCGAGATAGATCCTTCTATTCCAAAAATGATATCTGGCGCTGATTTATCTCGTTCCCCTAAATTTACCATCCAAGATTTATTGGGCGGTGGGGCGCTTGGTTACTATGGAACAACACTTGCGGGGGCGCATCCTGGTTATGCCGCGTTGGCAATTCCGCCAACAATGTTGTTAAAATCTCCTCGCGCTTTAGGGGAAACGGCATATTACGCAGGCAAAGGTAGCAAACTTGCTACTATGCCTGGGGCAACGCTTCCTGGTACTCTTTCACAACTTGAAGGAGACAAATCTGCGCCTCCTCAACCATCTTCCAATCCGTTTACAAGGCAGTTTGAAGAGGAAATGCAGAAGTCTTATGGCGCACCTAAAAAGCCTACCGTTTCTGACTATTTTACGGCTCAGGATAATGCAATAAAAAACAAAACAACTATTGACGATGAAATCCGTAAAATGGGATTGACGCCTCTTCCCCGCGCTTCAGGTGGGAGAACTAACAATTCCGCATTATCCAAGGCCAACCAGTTGATTGAAATGGCCGAACATATTAAAAAGAAACAGGGTAAACAAACAGAGCCCTTATTGAACCTCGACGACACAACGGTCGCCAAGGCACTAGCAGTCGCTAACCAACATATTTGAGGGAAAAATGGACAATCTTGAGCTTGATCTTAAATTGACAGTTGCACATGTTAACACGCTATTAAAGCACCTTGGTCAAGGCATTTATTCTGAAGTAGCGGATTTGATTACAGTATTGCATGGGCAAGCCCGTGGTCAAATTGATGCCGCTACTCCAGCTGCTGAACCTGCTCCTACGACTGAATCTGAGCCTCAGTAAAATTGTCGTAAGAAATTCGTCGGATGATATAGCCGGACTTCTTTGCTGAATATCTGGCTATATCAAACGAATCCCATTCGCCTGCAATCCACATAACCATCATGGCAAGGATCATGCTGTCGCCGTAATAAGCGATAACGTCTTTGTTCGGGTCAAAGTCAGCCATACGCTCTGAAACACGACCTTCAAAATCAGCAATATATGCATCCGTTGACAAATTATCGAACATTGGTCGATCGCAAACGTAGACTACTTGTTCCGCTAATTGCGCTAACTCATCAGGATTCAGTTTGAATGACGGATTGCATACAAATACTCGATCGTATTTCCTCATAATCTTCATCTTCCTCTTGTTCTAACTCTATCCAAAAAATCCATAAAGGATGATCCCTCATCATAAGACGAAGTTCTCTTTTCATTGTATCCAAGTCATCATCTCGATCAATAACACGAGAGCTTAAGTGTGGATCAATCCTTGATCGTCCTAGCAGTTGATACATCATCCTTATCCGTTGATTATTCTAATGCCACTTTATACCCTGCCTCTAATGCAGCATTAGCAATATCCTTAGAATCTGCATTATACAGAGATTGCGTAACTTTTATCAGGGCCTCTCGATATCCGTCACAAAGTTTACGCAACCGAACTATTTCGGCAACAGTTACATCATCAGCATAACGGTCGAAAGGGGCATAAGGCCCCAACCAACGCACTTTAGACAATTCCCGTTTACTTTGAAAGCCCGACATCTTTTTCCTTGTCCCATGAAAAACGTGGCAATGTAATTTTCATTTTGGTTTCTTCCCCACCTTGAGCCTGTTTAATCTTCTGAATGCGGGAAGCGTGTTTGGCTAATTCAATCTTTAACTTGTGTTCTTTAGTTTTGCTGTCCGTCATGGATTGCCTCCGCGATATCAGTTTCTATCGTTGGCATATTAAGAGCGCACGAATCAGTGCCTAATTGGCCGTAGCCGACAATATCATCCCAATGGTCGCGGTAGTTATGATCTCCTGATAGCGTACGGGCAATTTTGACCGCAATCATTTCTAAAGCTTCCCGCTGGCCATCATTTAAAAAATTCCAGTTTTTGCCAGTCCTAAAAGTTGTCTTGATGGCTTGGGTCAGTGTTGATTGGTCCTTGTACACACCGTGGGTGCGTTGGCGCTTAGTAATAATCATATTAGTCTTCTCCGTAATATTTGATATATGCATCGTCAAATCGTTCTCTTGATAGTTCTCTGAGGGCCCCGCGAAGCTTGGCCACCTCTTCTTTAAGTCTTTCATTTTCAATCCTGTATTTCTCAAACTCCCGCATAGCCCATAGGAACCGCATATCGGCCGCTAATAGCTCATCGTGGAGTTCTTTTTCTGTCATCGACCTGTCCTCAAAACATCAATCGCTGCGCTAATCCGTTGACCAAGTGTAAGCTTTGGCTGACTTTCAATGATGTTAATCATGCGGTTAAATTCTGCTTCTGCGATCCGCGGCGCGTATTCGTTAAGGCGCATTTTTATGGCCTCAGACAATGCCTCTGACTTTAAGAAGCGATTGAACTCTTTACTAATATAATTGTACAGATCTTTTTCTCTAGCTTTGAACTGAACATCAAGATTTAACTTCAGGTCGGCTTCCCGCATCGGGATTAACCTGTGTATTGCGTCAACTTTTGTTTGTAGTTTAAAAACTTCGGCATCAATTATATCAATTTGGCTTTTCTCTTTACGAGGGCGGCCCCGAGGTTTCTTTTCTGCATCCGTCATTTCACTTCTCCATAATTGCTGTTTGAATGCGATCTTCTATCTGATTAGATAAGGTCGGTACTATTTTTCCCCATAAAGTTCCTATTTGTATAGAGGACCCATTATGGCGAATTTCATCCTCAAAGATATCTAATCCTATACTACACACTCTCCAATTAAAGGGGTCATAATATTCAATGGTGATCTGCCCGCGAACAAGGAAATCAACCCCTTCAATTGGAACCATATCGTTGACTTCCACGTCAACCTTGTTCATCCTTAACCCCTTTTAAATGTGGATGGTCTTTTGGAAAACCATTGATCATATCTGACTTAATTTCATAAATGTATGTTGTTTCCGACTTTTCATTATCTGAAACTTTATTTACTCGAACTCCTCTCCAGTTCATTTTTACAACCTTGGTATTCACATAATACCCTCTTAAACCCCAATATTGTTTGATTGAACTAGCCAATTCATAGGCGGTGTTTTGCTTTAAAAAGTCTACTTGATTGCGTGTCATCTTTATCTCCTTATGATAACGTTTCTAAATAGTTAATCTCATCGTCAATCTGATCCATAACTTCATCAAAAGTCATGACCGGCATTACTACGCGGTGCAAAATTTTACCGTTAACGCGCTTTAAGTGTCGCTCAAGAGCTACAATTTGCATTGTGTCCCACATCATGTAATTTTTACGTCGCATGGTGCGGTCTGGCATTTGATATTCTACTAATATTGTCCAAATTGTACGCATTTTCCCCTCCTCACGCCGCGATCGCTAGTTTAGCTTTGACATTGACCACTGTGGTCATTTCCATATCGTCTTTGGTGCAAGCCTTGTAGGACTTCAAAAGCTTTTCCAAAGCCTCAACGTCCTTGAGCGTTACACCGTGCGTATTGAACAGGAGTTCTTCGTCGATAACCTTCTTGGCGCGTAAATGGATAGAAAGATCGTACATTTCACCTTCAAGGGTATCAACGCCAGTATCAACAACGGCCTTTTTAAGAACTTTAAGGTTATCTTCACCTGCCTTAATCTCAAGGGCTTGAATTGCATATTGGTCTGCAAGGGTGAGGTTCGTGTTCATCTCTAATCTCCATCTGGGCAGCAACACCGCGTCGCTGACAACATTTATAAACCATATCTGAATTAATGTTGCAACCCCTATTCTTCATTTTTTTTAAAATTATTTTTAGGGCGCCCCATCGTTGGGTTGGCTTCTAGGCGAATATCCTTGTTAGACCATGTCCAACATTCTCCCGTATCATTTTGAAAACAAACCCAAAATAGGTGGTGCTCCACGCCGTAATCTATTAGAAAGTGCGCCATGGATTTCCCTTTTGGTGTGTCCAAGGGAAGGGGTGGATCTATACGGATCATGGAGTTTCGGCCTTCTTCTTACGGTTCCGCCATACGGCATACTCAACTTCACAATGTAGGAAACGATTAATTTTCCTTTGTAATAAATTTTTGAACTTTTCATTTTGAATGTGCCCTTCAATAATAAAAACTATAATGACGCTCATTATTAAAAGACCCCATAAAAGAGCCACCCATTCCGCTATTTCCTGCCAATTAACCATAACCTTTTTACTTCCTCTTCAATGTGTGGCCGCAATAATTCTGGAACCCTATCCAACGCCAATCGCCGCTCTTCTTTCGTGGGTAACTTTAAAATCTTATAAGCATCTTGGTATATATATAGCGAACAAGCTGACTGAATCGGACCAGACTGGTCAGTTAATTTTGTCTTACCGCTCATTACATCATCAATCAATTGGCTTGGCATCTGACCTGTCTTCCAAATAGTCTTCGAAGGCGTGAATAGCCGCATCTGCCCCGAGGGCGACGCAGACGAACGCTCCCGCTTCTTGCGCGACATTTAAATACTCCAACTGATTTGGCTGCCATTTTGATTTAGTATGATCCCGCCGTTTAATCTCGCAAATAAATGTTGGGTTTCCCGGAATAATAACGTCTGCCGCGCCAGGCGTCATGCCCTCTGCCTTTTCTTTTGCAACTTGCCGATATCCTCGAGCTCCTTCATTTCTTGGGTGAACCGCAATCCGTCCCCATGTATCGGGATAACGCATCCTGATTCGGTTAAAAAATGTAACTTGTTCAATGGCTTCTGGTGGGCAATCGCCCCGATAATCCACGTTTCCGTAAATCGCTATATCATCCGGGAATTTCATCGGCTTTCCTATTGTAAGCGAAGACCTTGTACCAGCCGTTCGCATCCTTCTGATAAGTTATGGTAGTTGGCTCGTGACCTTTTAGACTATCATATAGTCCTTTTTCCTGTTTCCCCTTATCCCAATTAGGTTCTTGCGGAACCCAGAAAGCAAACGATCGATACGGCGTGGTAACATCCACCTTAATCATAGGACGCCCTGCGCGGCTCATCGTGGGCTTTGCAACCCATGCCATAACCTCATCCGTCTGGCGTCTCGTAGGGTCGGCCTTCATGGCCTTAAATTCAATCCTAAGCTTTTCATTCGGGTCGACAATTTCACCTTTACATTCCACGCAATACCGTGCCGCTATATCGTTTTCGGCATTACAATGTGGGCACTCTTTAAACGTCCAACGATAGCTACACCGTTCTAAATCTCCACCTTTTACTTGTAAGGTAGCCCCACAGCGACGGCCATGATGCGCTGGTATGTCTCCAAATTCCGATGGAATGCGATTAAAATCTAAATCGCAAAAGTAACCTTCCTCATCAATATTATATCCATCATCGTTTACCCGTGCTTTAAACTCATTTAACCTGCCGCACGATGGGCAAGTGCATTTAACGGTAATCCCTTCGGCTTGGTGGCCTGACAACTTAATGCGCGGGTCAAACACATCCCCGTCTGGGCAGTGGCGCTCTACGTTCTCGGCATAATCTAGCAAAAGGCAATCATCCTTACCTTCGCTCTTACGCAACCCACGACCAATGATCTGTTGCAACAACCCCACTGATTCGGTCGCTCTGAGCATTGCTATTACGTCAACGTGCGGTGCATCAAACCCTGTTGTCAAAACTGACACGTTCACGATGTATTTAATTTCCCGAGCTTTAAACCTTGAAATAATATCGCTTCTTTCTTCCCGCGGCGTTTCTCCGGTTACGATTGCCGATAGCCCAGGCGGAAGACTTTCTAAACATTCCTTAGCGTGCTGCACTGTTGCGGCAAAGATCATAACTCCCTGCCGATCACGAGACTGCGCCACCACATCCGCTATAATGGCCGCTGTTTTACGGCCCTGACCAATAAACGCCTTATCAACGTCGGCCGCGTCAAACTGGCCCCTGCTATTTAATTCCATGGCAAGCGTATGGTATGATTCGGCTCTAATTGACCCTACCGTTGGTGGTGTCAAGAAACCCTGATCAATCAACTCCCGAGCCGTAATCCGATACACGCATGCCGCGAAATAAGGATCTTTCTTTTCTCGTTCGGCTACAGGTGTGCCATCTGGCCATTGATTAAAAATGTACCCTGTACCAAACCGATAAGGAGTTGCTGTCATACCCACCACGCGCAATAGCGGGTTCTGCTCCTTCATGGCATCAACAATGCTTTTAACCGTAGGCGTAATCCCATGGCACTCATCAATCACAACCATGGCAAACTTAGAACCGAACTTCTTGATCCGATTGGCAACTGTCAACGGCGTACCAAAAACTACCGGATGGCGTAGCGATATCTTTCCCGCACTGGCGGAGAACAATGAGTAAGGGTTCCCCGTAGCTCCATATTTTTCACTATTCTGGATCACTAGCTCTGCGCTAGGTGCAAGGCACAAGACGTGCTTACCCTTTGACACCTCATGGACCGTCTGTGCCAGTTCCGCAATGATATGACTTTTACCCGCACCCGTGGCGGCCTCAATCATACACGCTGTTTTAGATATGCGGATCCATTGCACAATCGCGTCGTGCGCCGCCTGTTGATATGGTCTTAACATTTAACGTCCTACAAATACTGTCGGTTTTTTATTGCGCCGATCAAACTTGTACCAGCAGCAATTATCTTTCCCTGCGCCTTCACTGTCGGCAATCCACTTGACCCGACCAATGGATACGATCATCTCACACATTAACATGTACGGTATTGACTGCCTTGTATGCATCCAGTCCGCGTCAAACAACAACCATGTCGGTCGCAAAGCCGCGCACCTTTCGATGATCTGATGCAGTACCACACGCTCCCAAGGCGGGTTCGTAATGATATATCTACAACCTTGGACGTCTTCTTCCGCAAGAAATGACGCATCTTTACGTCCTATCCAATCTGCTTGTGGCTCCGCATCATAAGCCTCAACACACAAATGACCGGCCGCTTCTAAATGAGCTGATAAAACGCCAGCTCCAGCACACGGTTCACAAAACCACACGCATTCGGGAAGAT